CTGGCCATGTGTTATGCCAAGGTTATATCTAAATCACCAGCATTGAATCTGAAAACATCTCCTGTGCTAACAACTTTAGATGAAGTTAAATTTGCATAAGCCATTAAGTTGCCACTGGAAGAAGCATCAAAAATACCAACAGCTACAACTGTGCCATAGTTGGCTGTTGCAGTTGGATATTCTATTGCTGCTGTATTACTTGCTTGTGTTGGGTCTGTGCCTGACACAGTAAAAGCAGCAGTTTGTCTGGCGTAACCACCACCTGATACCTCAGTACCACCACCTGTATCGGTAGGAGCAACTGTGTAAAGTGCTACATATAATGTTGATGGTGCAGTATAAGCACTGCCACCAAAAACGTGTTTTAAAACTTTATCTTCTAAATAATCTGAAAATCCTGCCATAATTTATTCCTTACTTCATGTGGTAAACATTTCTTTTTGATTTGCCGTAGGTCTTTCTTCTTTGCATTAAAGATCCTTTGCCAAATTCAGCTTTCTCTTGTTCCATTTTGATTTCCTCTAGGGCCTTTTCAAATAGAGCAGAAAACATTGCTACTCTGTCATCTTCCATTAAATAGATAGATGCGTGCTTTAAAGCTCCATATAAGTAAACGTCTTGATGGTTAGCCAAAACAAAATTACTTGTGTTGGTATCGCTTAAAGCATCAACTTTTGCGTAGTAGGTTAATTGTAACGTATAACTGCTGTCAGGTGTAGGGGCAAGTTCGATTGTTGAATCAACAAATGCATAATACACTGGTTGCCCTGTCGAATTGTTAATTGACTTTCTATAAACATCTAAACTTTCAACTGATTGTTGAAACAAAGGGCTAAAGTTATTTGATGCTATTTCAACATTAATACCCTCTAACCAATCGGTTGGTAATGATAAGTATTGAGCATCTGCTGTAGCAGTAGCTCTTTTAATCATTTCTTTTGTTCTTATTCTTCTATTTAGTTCACCCTCGACACTATCAATAAACATATCCATCTGACCTGTTAGGTCTGACCTATTTAAGTAGTTTGCTATGTTTGTTTTTAGTTCAGAGTAGTTCATACCTTACCTTTCCATGTTCTAAATAGTTTGTTGTCTGGGTCGTTTAGCCATTTTTTCCATGCTGCTCGGTCATTCACCCAACCTTCTCGTACAGCTTTATTATAAATTATTATTGGCACTTCTGCGACATGACGTAAATCTTTACCAGGTTTGTTGTCACTGAGCATTTTAACGTGCTCTAAAACTGGTTGAATGTTTTGTTGAGTGTGAACGTGATAAGCCGTATCACTATTGTTGTCTAGTTCTTGAGTGACAACAGCAGATTTAAAATCTTTTTTACTATCTACGATTGTAGTTTTTTTAGTGGACATAAAGAAAGCGGGAGAGCCGAAGCTCTCCCTAACTAGGTTATGATGCGTTTAAGTCTGCAACTATACCATGAGCAGCTTCGTTACTCATTTCTAGTCCATACTCAGCGACAATCATTTTAGTATCAGCATCACCAATTTTAGCAATGTCCTGAACATTAAAGTCTCTTAGGTAAGAAACTTTTGCATATTCTGGATCAACTAATAGTAATGATCTTTCTCTACTTAGATTTGATGGTACGATTTTTAGATCGCCAAAATCAGAAGAGTAGATAGAAACAGATGCTTCTACTGTGTTTGCATCAACAAATTGTCTTGCTTGTGATCTACCTGTAAAACCAGAAATAACTTGTTTGTTAACTGGGCCACAGATTGCCATTGATGGTTCACCACCATTGGAGAAACAAGATTGTAGAACACCTTTAAGTAGAGTTTCTGTTAAAGCTCTTTGTGTTCCGTCTGTTGGAGCAGCACCGCCACCTGAACCAGATCCGCCTGAACCTCTGGAAACATTAGATGTCATCCATGATTCAAAACCACCAGTAACTCTTGCTGTTGAAGCATTACCAGTTGTTTTAGCACCTTTCTGACAAAGAGCTACTTCCATGTCTCTCTTTAATGCTTTTGACATTATAGAAAGTTGGTGAGCCATTTCAGACCTTTTGCCTGCTGGGTCAGAAGATTCTTGTGAACCTGATACTGTTGCATCTCTTGATGAGATTTGACATACGTTTGAGACTCTTGTTGTTGCTGTTGCTGCACTTCTTGAAAGCTCAAAACCTTCTAATTGACCTGCACCACTTGCTGTTGGAAGTGATTCTGTTTGCCAATCGAATACTACATTTTTTACGTTATTTTTGCCGATTGATGACATAAACGGTGTTTGCTGTGGAGAGATGTTATATATCACATTGGATAATGCTTCTCTGTCAGCTTGTGCTGAATATGTATCAAAAGCGTTTGTTACTTTTGCCATTTTATGTACTCCTAAAAGTTAAAGTTAATCTATTAAATTTTCAAAGACTTTTGCTGCATCACGCAATTTGCCTGACTTAGCTAATCTTTGTTTTGCTTTTTTCAAAGGAGTTGCTGTCTTAGGTTTGTTAGCACTACCTGGCTTACCTACTCTTGCTGGAGCTTTCTCAACGGGCTTCTTTTTAATAGCCTTGCCTGTTTGGTGATGTAGCCACGCTCCTCTTAAACCAAGTAAAGCTCTGTAGTCATAGACTTGATTGATTTCATCTTGCGAATAACCAAGTACATCCATGGCGTACTTTGCGATACTTTGTTTCTCTTTAAGAGCAACTTCTGCATCTTTCCATTCAGGTACAGCTTCAAGAAGTTTCTGATTACCAAGTTCAACGGCTTTCTGTATTTCTGCCTGCTGACTTGTCAGTTGTTCTTGCTGAAGTCTTTGTTGTTCAGCTTGCACAGCTTTGAACTTTTCTTTCTTCTCATTCCATACATCTTTTTCCCTTACATAAGCAATGGGATCTGATTCATAGAGAGACTTCCAGTCTGGTTCATTAGCAAGTTCACCTTCTAATGTCTGTTCCATCCTAGGTAGCAATTCTTTGTAAATCGCATCCTTTTTCGCTAACTCTGCTTGTTGTGCTTCAAAGTCTTTTCTTTGTTGCGACAATTCTTGAGTCTTACGAGTGTAGTCTTGTTGACGTGAATAACCTTGTTGGAGTTCTTGTAACGTGACCTCTTGTTCTTGTCCGTCTATTTTAACGGAATAAACTTGTGGTTGTTCTTCTTCCTCAAACGATTCTTGTTCGTCTAATTCTACTTCTTCTTCTGTTTCTTCAATATCTTCGTCAATGTCATAATCATCTTCGACAACATCTTCTACAGCTTCTTCTTCGGCTTCTTCAACTTGCTCTTCTTGTTGCTCCTCTACTTCTTCAGTGGGAGTCATAAGATTTTCAAACTGATCTGCCGTTTTCTGTAATTCGGTTTTAAATCCAGTCGATTCTACGTTGCTGGGTTCACTCATAGTTTAATCCTATAAAGTTAATTGTTATATGTATTTTAAAGAATTTAAGATGAAATAAAATAAAATTACTTTATTTTTTCTAACTGACTTTTTGTAATCTTACCCTTTTCTACTAATATGCGAAGATGTTTCTCAACAGTAGTTAAGTTTTTAATTGCTAAGTATAATTTTTCTCTCAAGTTTGAATCTAGTTCTTTAGACTCTTGCCACATATTTAGGTATTCAGATTTTAGATTTTCAAAAGCTAGTTTGAACACTTCACTATTTAAAATAGTTTCTGCTTCGTGACCTTGTTGTAGTTGTGTTTGTTTATCTGACATTAACGAAGTTGATTAAATCTTTCATAATCGAAATCAATCATGCCGCCACCGCCCATTCCTCCGCCAAGAAAATCTATTGGGTTAGGCACAACAGGATTAGGTACTGGCATTGGCATTGGTGGTTGAACTGGAGGTTCTTCTTTAGGTGGTAAGACTGGCCCAAACATTGAAAAGCCCAGTGGTTGTTCTGATGAATAACTAATACCAGGAGCAATCATGTTAGCTATGTTTTGTCCACCAGCTATAGACTTTGCAAAATCAAAACCAGAAGTATAGTTAGGATCTGAACTTGGCATAACATAACTTGATGGCTGACTAAACAAACCTTGTAGTTGGCTCATGTCTTTCATTGAATTTATTAGTGGGTTGTATGCGAATTGGTTTAAGAAATTATTCATATTAATTTTGTATCAGTTTATCTATTTTACCATCTAACTTATCCAGATAGTCAAATATTCTTTTTAAATCTTCTTCAAGATCATCTTTGGTTACATAATGTTTAGCCATTTCTTCTCTGGTTTTGTTTAGCAATATATCAACTCTTTTTAATTCGTTAGCGTTTTGTCTTATGCTGTAAATCAATGGTGCGTACACCAAGGTTAAAATAATGTTCCAAAAAATAACAGGGCTTAAATCATCCATCAATAACTCCAAATATGAGGTCTTGGTCTGTCATAACTATTATTAGCTATGTCTAGGTGTATAAAGCGTGTAGCATAACCTCCTTTTTGACTAACGCCTATGCCACTAAAACCACATTCAAGAGCGTAACCGACAACTTCGTAGGCTTCTGCTCCACCTACCTTTATATCGACTGCTAATCCTTCAGCATGAATACCTGGTTTTTCTTTGGCAGCTTCTATTGGGTGCTCCTTAGAACGATAACCAGAATTGATTATTATTGGGAATCCAACTTTATTTCTCAATAATTGTAACTTATCTATTAATTCATGTGAAATGTTATTTTCGCCTGTATGCTTACACGCAAACTCTTCTTCTTTAAAGTTTAACCAAGACATTTTAGATTTAACTCCTCATTTTCTATTTCTTTTTTGTAAAATTCTATTTCAGTTTTTAAGATTAAAACTTCTTTTTCTAATTCTATCACTTGTTGTTCTAGGGTTCTGATGTCTGGAAACAAATAGTTATTTTGATTTCCTCTTAGTCTTTTTGTTTCTTGCAAGTTTGTGTCTATTCTTTCATTGATGCTGGCATAACCCCAAACAACAATAGAGCTAATAACTATGATTTGAGCTAAGTAAGAAAGCGATATGTTTAAAGAGGATTTATCATCAAACTTTCCAATCTTGGTCATTTGGTAAGGCCCTTAGATTTTTCATAAGAACGCATACCTCCTAATCCGAGCATACCAAGTAAGACAGTCATTAAAGAACTCATATCAAACTCTGGTAAATTGTATGATAGGCCTGCAATAGATATTGCAAAAACGGCAATCGGCTGAAGAATGAAGTGATATGCCATAGCGAACGAAAGACACCATCCAAGAAAAGGTCGCCACCCTGCAACGAATATACTACGATGGCCAGCTTCAACTTTATTAAGCTCAATTTGGGCCATATTAGCTCTATGTAATTCTGTCTTAAGTTCATGTTCTAGTTTTTGTTTTAAATCTTTATCAGCAACAAACTTATCCAAGATTGTTGAGACTGGATCTATTAATTTGTCGATGACGTTCATCTGAATTATTTTTTATTTTTTAATGCTATAAGTTTTACATAGTCGTAAATCTTTTTTAGCTTCTTATCTTTAGGCACTGGCAGTGCATAGATAATAACTGATGCAAGACCAATTATTATAAAGATAAGAGAAATTACGTTAAACAGTAAATCAAACATAATTACTCCTTATTTTTTATGTTGTTTAATCACTTTAAAATCCATGCTTAAACTTGCTCCTTTGTGAGGAACATACTTTTTACCATGCTTCATTAAGGAAACAGTCTTTCCTTGTTTCATAAAGTGATAACCTTTTGGTGCTTTTATTTTCATTTCTTTTTCTTCTTTTTTAGTTTTTTAAAATCTGCACCTGTAATTTTTTTACGGGGCTTGGCTACCGCAGCTAGTTTTTTCTGCTTCGGTGAATATTTGCTATATGGCATTTTATTTTCCTTTCTTTTTCTTTTTCTTTTTTCCGTAACCGTACATTACTTACTCCTTTTCTTTATTATAGTCTTAACATTAGTAGGTTTACCACCCACGCCTTGAGGTTTTGCCCTCTTTCTTTTAACAGCACTACGTTTTTGTTTTGCTGTCATACTTGCGGCCTTAGATGCAGGTACGCACTTAGGATATTTTCTTTTAGATCCTTTAGCTTTCTTTCTACCGCAAGGTTGATACTTACCTTTCTTTTTTGGTGAACCAATATCGACCCAGTTTTCTTGAAACCATTTGGTCAAAGACATTAGTATTTACCACCACGCTTTTTGTATTCACGCACTAGCCAAGCATTTGCATAGGCACTTGGGTAAACTTTAAATTTTCTTTTTGCTGCTGCTTTTACTCTAGCGTATAAAGATGGGTTTTTTGGTTTTGGGCTCTTAGACATAATATACTCCTACCATTTTTTACAAGACCAATATCTTGGTGTTAATTTACTTGGTGGATTGGTGTCGCATTTATGTCTTGCTCTAAAAGATTTTCTTCTTTTGGGTTGATCTTTTTTGATAGTCATATTCGGATCACCAAAACGGACAAGTTTTATTTGATCTTTTACTTTTGCCAAGACAGCAAACTTTTTGCTTTTTCCTGGTGTTCTTTTGGGTTTGTTGTAACCGCTAAACCTTTCACCTCTATATGTAATAGCCATTAGTGTATCTTGTTCTCCTCAAACCTAATTATTTCTGCATCGTCAGAAAGTAAAAAGCCAAATAAAATCATAGCTTTTAGTTCTGCTTCTTCTTTGTTTTGAGCAGTGATGTTTTCACCTGTGTAGATTTCATCACCGTCTTGTATTTCAATAAAATAACTTTTATTGGTTGCCTTGTTGTCCGCCATTGTTAAATAATCCTTGTGCTTGTGTTTTAGCAACTTGTCTAATTACTTCTCTATCACGTTCCATCAGAGCTTTAATTTCAGCCTGATTGATTTGTGCACCAAATTTAGCTTGTAGTTCAGCAGACTTAATCATCATGTCTGCTTCAGCTTCGTCACGTTGTCTATCATCTTCCATTAAGATTTTCATACGATCTGTTTCAGCATCTATCATAGCCTTCTGAGCTTGGACTTGAGCTTTCTGTAGCTCTGCTTGTGCAAGCAGTTCAGCAGGATCAGGTTTTTGCTGTTCAGGTTGTGGTGGCATAGGTGGTACTTGAGGATTGATAAAGGCATCAACATCTTTGAA